GTGATAGTCGCTACGGTATATTATCAAAGTCCGGGCCTGATGCTAAAAAAATGTTTACAGACAAGGTAGTTCCAATATCTGTTAACTACCCTTTCTTCTTTAAACCAATACAGGACGGTATGGATCGTCCCAAAACAGAATTAGCTTATCGTGTGCCAGCATCGAAATTTACAAGACGTAAGTTAGATGTAAATGAAAAAATGGAAGATATAGAAGGTCTTGATACAACTATTGACTGGAAAAACACTGGTGACAACTCTTATGATGGTGAAAAGCTAAAGCTATTAGTTCATGATGAAAGTGGTAAATGGGAGAGGCCAAATAACATATTAAATAACTGGCGCGTAACAAAAACCACTTTGCGACTCGGTTCTCGCATTATTGGTAAGTGTATGATGGGTTCAACCAGTAACGCACTTGATAAGGGAGGCGACAATTTTAAAAAGTTGTATTATGATTCAGACGTCACTAAACGAAACGCCAATGGACAGACTCGCTCGGGGTTATATTCTTTGTTCATACCTATGGAGTGGAACTACGAGGGATACATTGATGCTCATGGATTACCTTTATTCGATACACCAGCAAAACCAGTTGATGCGCCAGATGGGTCTAAAATAGATATAGGTGTAATTGATTATTGGCAAAATGAAGTTGATGGTTTAAAACACGATCAAGACGCTTTAAACGAATATTACCGTCAGTTTCCACGCACAGAGCAGCATGCTTTTCGTGATGAAACAAAACAATCGTTATTTAATCTCACAAAAATCTACGAACAAATAGATTATAATGAAGATGTGAATAAAGCAAGTATGGTTACGACTGGAAGCTTTCAATGGGAAAACGGACAAAAAGATAGTAAAGTATTATTTGTGCCACATAAAGATGGTAGATTTAAAGTAAGCTGGGTGCCGCCTAAACATTTGCAAAACCGTGTAATAATAAAGAATGGAGTTAAATATCCAGGCAATGAACACTGTGGTGCGTTTGGATGTGACCCTTATGATATATCTGGCACAACAGACGGGAGAGGATCAAATGGTTCGCTTCATGGCCTCACTAAGTTTTCTATGGAAGATGTACCGCCAAGTATGTTTTTTTTAGAGTATATTGCAAGACCACAAACAGCCGAGATGTTTTTTGAAGATGTTTTAATGGCTTGTGTTTTTTATGGAATGCCAATACTTTCAGAAAATAATAAGCCAAGGCTTTTATATCATTTTAAAAGGAGAGGTTATCGTGGTTTCGCAATGAATAGGCCAGATAAAGTTTGGAATAAATTATCTGTAACAGAGAGGGAAATAGGTGGTATACCTAATTCAAGTGAAGATATAAAGCAAGCGCATGCTGCGGCAATTGAAACGTACATAGAAAATTATATTGGGTTTTTAAATCCCGGATATGGTGATATGTATTTTCAACGAACGTTAGAAGATTGGGCAAAATTTAATATAAATAATAGAACAAAACACGATGCGTCGATTAGTTCCGGGCTCGCTATCATGGCGTGTAATAAACACTTGTATGTTCCGGTTGCTCCTGTTAAAAAAGAAGTTTACAATTTAGGATTTAAAAGATATGACAACAAGGGTCTTGTGTCTAAAATAATAGAATAAATGAAGGTATATACAAATACTAATAGTTCTTTTCCTAGCCAAGTTGTTAGTGATGCTGAAAAAGCAAGCTATGATTATGGCCTGCAGGTATCAAGAGCAATAGAGCAAGAATGGTTTGATCAAGGAAAGACTATTCAAAACCGTTATTATACTAATTGGAATAATTTTCATCAGTTAAGATTGTATGCCAGAGGAGAGCAATCTGTGCAAAAATACAAAGATGAGTTGTCTATTAATGGTGATTTATCTTATCTTAATTTAGACTGGAAACCTGTACCCGTTATTTCTAAATTTGTAGATATTGTAGTAAATGGTGTATCTCAAAAAACATATGATGTTAAAGCCCAAGCTCAAGATCCAGAGTCTTTAAAACAAAAAATTGATTTTGCTAAAGATTTAATTGTTGATGTTTACGGTCAATCGGCAATACAAAAAGTAATGCAAACAACTGGTATTGATTTGTCAAGAACAAATATACCAGCGGCTGAATTACCAGAAAATAAAGAAGAAATAGAGTTGCACATGCAGCTCAACTATAAGCAGTCTATTGAAATTGCTGAAGAAGAAGTCATAAACAACGTTTTAGATTTAAACAAATACGATGAAACACGTCATAAATTAAACTATGACTTAACTGTTCTTGGTATAGCTGCTGTTAAAACTAATTTTAACCCATCAAACGGGATTACTATAGATTATGTTGATCCAGCATATATGGTGTATTCTTATACAGAAGATCCAAACTTTGAAGACATATATTATGTTGGTGAAGTGAAAGCTATTACAATACCAGAGCTTAAAAAAGAATTTCCTTATTTATCCGAAGACGAATTATATAAAATCCAGCAAATGCCTGGCAATCGTCAATACATAAAAGGATGGGGTAATTATGACGAAAACACAGTTCAAGTTTTGTATTTTGAATATAAAACATATATGAACCAAGTTTTTAAAATCAAAAAAACAGATACAGGATTAGAAAAAGCATTAGAAAAAACTGATGAATTTAATCCTCCGCAAAATGATAATTTTGAGCGTGTATATAGAACAATAGAAGTTTTGTATACAGGAGCAAAAGTATTAGGTACAAACACGATGCTTAAATGGGAGCTAGCTGAAAATATGACAAGGCCATACGCTGATACGACTAAGGTTTGTATGAATTATAGTATTTGTGCACCGCGTATGTACAAAGGTCGTATTGATTCGCTTGTTAGTAGGATTACTGGTTTTGCTGACATGATTCAATTGACTCACTTAAAGCTACAGCAAGTGATGTCTAGAATTATACCAGATGGTGTGTTTTTAGATATAGATGGTTTAGCTGAAGTTGATCTTGGCAATGGAACAACGTATAATCCAGCTGAAGCATTAAGTATGTATTTTCAAACCGGTAGTATTGTTGGACGATCGCTTACTCAAGACGGTGATTTAAACAGAGGAAAAGTACCTGTGCAAGAATTAACATCATCATCTGGCCAAGCTAAAATTCAATCTTTAATACAAACATATCAGTATTATTTACAAATGATACGTGATGTTACAGGTTTAAATGAGGCTCGTGACGGAAGTAATCCTGATAAAGATGCTTTACTGGGACTACAAAAAATGGCAGCTAATGCTTCAAACGTAGCTACAAGACACATAAACAGAGCAAGTAATTATTTAACAATAAGAACTTGTGAAAACGTTTCTTTAAAAATAGCTGATTGTTTAAATTTTCCCTTAATAAAAAATTCCTTAATACAAAGTATATCTAATTTTAACGTTGAGGTTTTAAAAGAAATTGAAAAATTAAACTTGCATGATTTTGGTATTTATTTAGAATTAGAACCAGATGAAGAAGAAAAAGCTCAATTAGAACAAAATATTCAAATTGCCTTACAATCTGGTGGAATTGATTTAGATGATGTTATAGATATAAGACAAATAAAAAACTTAAAATTAGCAAATCAATTATTAAAACTAAAAAGAAGGAAGAAAGCCGAAGCAATGCAGCAGCAACAACTAGCTAATATTCAAGCGCAAGCACAAGCAAATGCGCAGGCTTCAGAGCAATCGGCTATGGCTGAAGTTCAAAAACAACAGGCCCTTACACAAGAAAAAGTTAGTATTGAACAAGCTAAGTCTCAATTTGAAATACAAAGATTACAAACAGAAGCTCAAATTAAAAAAGAGTTAATGGCTATGGAGTTTCAGTATAACATGCAGTTAGCTGAGGCTAGAGCCAAAGCTGAAAAAGTAAACCTTGATGCTGTTGAGGAAAGAAAAGACAAAAGAATTAAAATGCAAGGCACTCAGCAGAGCGAGTTAATTGATCAAAGAAAAAACGACACAATGCCTAAGAATTTTGAATCAGCGGGCAATGATGTGTTAGGCGGGTTTAATTTAGAACAGTTTTCCCCAAAATAAAAACTATTAATTAATTATATATTATTTTATTATGTCAACAAAAGAAAAACAAGAAGGTGATTTCAAAATGAAAAAACCTAAAGCAAAACAATTAGGCAAAACTAATGAGGTTGTTAAGGTAGATTTAAAACAACCAAAGCCAGAAGAACCTATTAAAGTAGATTTAACAAAAGAAAAAGATGCCGTTCAAGAACAAAAGTCAGAAGGCAGCGTGTTGGAGTCAGTGGACAAAAGCAAAGAAGCTGGGCAAGAAGCCAAAATGGAACTGCAAAGCATGGGAGAAGGAAACCAAGAAGAAACTCCGATAATTCAAGAAATAACAGAAGAAGAAGTACAAGAAAAATCTGAAACTATTGTTGATGAGTTTAACGATGCTCTAAATACACAACAACAAACTGGAAAACCACTTCCTGAAAATGTTGAAAAGCTTGTTGCTTTTATGGAAGAAACCGGAGGAACGGTTGAAGATTATGTTCGCTTAAATGCTGACTATTCAAATATTAGTGAAACAGCACTTTTACGTGAATATTATTATAAAACAAAACCTTATTTAGATTCTGAAGATGTAAATCTTTTATTAGAAGATTTTTCTTGGGACGAAGATATAGATGATGAGCGAGACATCAGAAAGAAAAAACTCGCATATAAAGAAGAGATTGGAAAAGCTCGAAACTTTTTAAATGACTTAAAGGGTAAATATTACGATGAGATCAAGTTGAGACCAGGCGTAACTCAAGAGCAACAAAAAGCAATGGACTTTTTTAATCGCTACAATAAAGAGCAAAGCATGCGCACGCAGCAGCACGAGACATTTAAAAACCAAACTAAACAAATGTTCAACAATGAATTCAAAGGTTTTGATTTCAATCTTGGTGAAAAAAAGTTTAGATATGGTATTCAAAACCCGTCTCAAGTTGCTGAAACTCAATCGGACATTAACAATATCGTCGGGAAGTTCCTTGATAAAAACGGAAATGTTACTGATCCAGCCGGGTATCATAAAGCGATGTATGCGGCTATGAATGCTGATAAACTAGCAAGCCATTTTTATGAACAAGGTAAAGCTGATGCAACAAAAGAAATTATAGCATCGTCTAAAAACCCTAGCGCTGGTGAAAGCCGCAGAGCGCCAGAAAATGTTTTTATAAATGGTTTAAAAGTTAAGTCAGTTAGCGGATTAGATTCCTCAAAACTTAAAATTAAAACAAAAAAATTTAACTAATTAAAAATTTAAAATTATGGCTAATGTAAGTCCTGTATTCGGCTCAATTGTGCCGTCTCAAAAACAACAACTGCTAGCTACAAACTTCCTTTCTTTTAATGGAGGAGCTGGCACTGGAGATAGTGATACTTTCGCTCAGCAATATTTGCCTGAGATTTATGAACAAGAAGTAGAGCGTTACGGTAACCGTACTCTTTCTGGCTTCTTACGTATGGTTGGCGCTGAAATGCCAATGACGTCTGACCAAGTTATTTGGTCTGAACAAAACCGTTTGCATATTGCTTATGGCACAGTGGCTGTTGCGACTGCTTCTACGCTTACTTTTACTCAAAGCGCAGATAAAATTAATGTAATTTCTGCAAATGACACTATTGTAGTTATGAACCCAGTTTCTGGCGCAGAACTTAAATGTCTTGTTACTGCCAGTACAGCACCTGCTGCTTCTGGTACTGCTACAGTTACTGTTTTACCTTATACTCAAGCTGATTTATATACCGGTGATGTTGATTTAACTGGTGTTACTGGAGCTAAAATTTTTGTATATGGTTCTGAATATGCTAAAGGAACTAGCAATGCAACTGGATATGATCCTGTGGCTGTAGCTCCTCAGTTTACGCAATATTCAAATACTCCAATTATCATTCGTGATCGTTACCAAATTAATGGATCTGATATGGCTCAAATTGGATGGGTTGAAGTTGCTACTGAAGATGGTACTTCTGGATACCTTTGGTATTTAAAAGCCGAGTCTGAAACTCGTCTTCGTTTTGAAGACTATTTAGAAATGGCTGTTGTAGAAGGAGAAAAAGTAGCTGCTACTTCTGGTATTACAGGGGTTAATGGTACTGAAGGTCTTTTTGCGGCTATTCAAGAGCGTGGAAACGTTCTGAATAACTTTAGCGCTGCTGCTGGTCTTGATGAGTTTGATAGCATTCTTAAAAATCTTGATACTCAAGGAGCTATTGAAGAAAACATGCTTTTCTTGAATCGTTCTACTGCTCTTGATTTTGACGATATGCTTGCTGGTATTAACGGCGGTAACGCTGGTGCTGGTTCTGCTTATGGATTGTTTGAGAACTCTGAGGATATGGCTTTAAATCTTGGATTTAGCGGTTTCCGTCGTGGTTCTTACGATTTCTATAAGACTGACTGGAAATATTTGAACGATGCTTCTACCCGTGGAGGTGTTACCGTTGCTCATATTGATGGTGTACTTGTTCCTGCTGGAACTTCAACTGTATACGATCAAATCCTAGGAACTAACATCCGTCGTCCTTTCTTGCATACTCGTTACCGCGCATCGCAAACCGAAGATCGTCGTATGAAAACTTGGTTAACTGGTTCTGCTGGTGGGGCTTTCACCTCTGATTTAGATGCAATGCAAGTACATTTCTTGTCAGAAAGATGTCTTGTAGTTCAAGGCGCTAACAATTTCGTATTGTTTACTGCTTCTGCATAAATTTAATAGTAATGTTACCCTCGTCTAATTGGCGAGGGTAGCTATTACTTTTTTAACAATTATTTAATTATATTATATTATGGCAACAAAAAAAACAGGTACAGCTAAAGCTGCGCCAAAATCACAAGTAGAAGAAATTGCAGTTGAACAAGAAGTTGTTACAGCTGCGAAACCAAAGGTTGAAAAACCTAAAAAACCTGAATGGGAAATTAAAGACAGAACTTATATATTAAAAGGAAACAAAGAACCTTTAACATATACTATTCAGTCTAGACACAGTAGAAAATATAGCTTATTATATTTTGATCCTGAAAAAAATGAACAAAGAGAATTACGCTATGCTACAAATCAAGCCTCATCGTTTGTTGACGAGCAAAAAGGCGAAGCAACTTTAGGTCATATTGTTTTCCGTGATGGCATATTAAATGTGGCAAAAGAAAAACAAAATTTGCAAAAGCTACTGTCTTTATATCATCCAGATTTAAATAAAAAATATTACGAGTTTAATCCAGTACAAATTGCTATAGACGATCTTGATTATATTGAAGTAGAACTTAATGCTTTAAATGCCGCAAGAGAAATAGACATTGATGAAGCTGAAGCTATTTTACGAGTAGAAGTTGGGTCTAAAGTTTCACAAATGACGTCTAAAGAAATTAAAAGAGATTTGATGTTATTTGCTAAAAAGAATCCAGCGTTATTTATTGAATTAGCAAATGATGAAAATGTTCACTTAAGAAACGTTGCAATTAAAGCTACTGAATTTGGCTTATTAAAATTGTCTCCAGATCAGCGATCATTTCATTGGGGATCAAATGATAGAAAGTTAATGAATGTACCTTTTGACGAAAATCCATACTCAGCAATGGCTGCATGGTTTAAGACAGATGAAGGAATGGATGTCTATAGAAACATAGATAAAAACCTAAAATAACATGTAATACTAATATAGAGTGGCCGCGTAAGCGGCTGCTTTGTATTATAATAAAAAAATAAAATGGCATTAAATGTAGATACAGTTTATAAAACTGTGTTGCTTATAATGAATAAAGAACAGCGTGGTTATGTTACGCCAGACGAGT